ATACCTGATACTGTTCTTGTAGATACTGTAAAGCCATTTCTTGACCACATCTTACCTGCTCTAGTTGCAGGTTTAAAAGAACCGCCAGGTCCACAAAAATCTTCTTTAAGTTTTTCGTTACTGTCTAATGTATCCATAACAGACATAACAGAGTTCATAGCGATATCTTCGTTACCACCTACCCACATAACTCTGATGTTAGGGTTTCTGCATATAAGCCATATAACAAAATGTATTAACAATTCTGTTTTGCCGTGTCTAGGCGGACTAAGTATCATTTGTTGTCCACCATTAAGTAAAGCTTTGTTAATTGATTTAATCCAGTTATTGTGAAAGTCTGCTGTTTCAAAAGGTACACCTTGTTCTGTAAGAAAGTATCTATCTCTAAAGTTTTTAAAATCTTCTAGTGATTGTTTAGCATCATCAGATACTTCCCAGTTTTCTGCTTGTATATCTTTTTCTAAATCTTCTCTATATGCAGCTAACATTCTAGCTACATGACCTGCAGTACAACCTAGTGCATCTGCTACTTCTTGTCTTGTAATTACATCTCTAATTAATTCTGATGCATAGCCTTGGTTTCTAAACTTGTCATACAAAGAACCACGCCTAACAGTTGCAGACTTAGGTTGATTTATTTCTTTAACAGGTAATTCGTATGTTTCACCTTTTTTCTTTGCTCTATGTATTCTCTGAGATATTCTTTTATAGCAGGTATCACTACAATATTTTGTTTTACCTTCAGGAAGTTGTGCATCGCAGTCAGGTGCAATACAAACTATATTTTTTACCATTTTGTTTTATTAGCCCAATAGGCTGCAGACATTTTTCCTTTTTTAATATTCTTAGCGTGTCTTGCTTTAAAAGATTTTCTTCTTGCTTTATCTTTAGCACTCTTAGGATTTTTACCAGCACCTGATACACCTTGCTGTCCAAACCTAATAAGTTTGACTTTGCCACCTTCTTTAGCTAATACAGCATGTGATTTAGTAGGATGCTTAGGTGTACGCTTTGGTTTATTATAACCACTAAACTTTTCACCTCTGTATGTTATTGCCACTACTTACCTACTTTCTTTTGTGCAGCAACATGTGATTTAGAAAAACTAGAACCACGCTTCATAGAGTTTACCATATACTGTATATGTTTTTTAGTATGATGTTTAGAATGTTTCTTTAAAGCAGTTTGTTGTCTCTTAGTTAATTTACTAGCATCTACACCTTTAATCTTCATCAATCATCTCCTGCCCAATTAGGGTTACCTGCATAATTCTTATCCTCCTCCATTATTTCTTTTTTTTTCTAACAGCTCTACTTTTTTGCACAGCTTTTAAATCTATGTAACGACCTTCTTTATAAGCTTTAGCAGTTCTTTTAATTTCTGCTGCAACTTTAGATTTAGGATTTTTTTTATTCTTTAAATACTTAGAAGGTA